AGGGTTTGGAATGATTGATTTGATGTCGGCTTGGGTTATCTTCATTATTTTTTGCGCTTAACCTTTTCTGGCAGCCGTTTATAAGCCGATTTGGGCGTTTCTGCCGCGAATTTCTTGCATAGCTTAGGGTCAGTGGCGCAGATGAATCGCTGCTGTGATTTCGACTTAAATGGCATGATTCAAGGGTTTTGTTCTACAAAGATACGATAAAGCTCGTGGAATTGGTCAAAGTCCTTTACGATCCAATAGAACCCACCAGCTCGCTCAATCTTGGCTTGGTAGTCCTTTTGAGCATCGGACTGCCTGTCCTTGCCTATCTTGATTTCAATGGCCACCTTGTAGCCCTTGATTAGCGCATCGATATCGGCTATTCCTTTGACCTGGGTTGATGGGCGGTAGTAGCCTCCATTGATGTGAGCCTTTTCCCTAACCCAAGTTCCTTGATTATTTATTCTTGTGGCGAAATGACCACTAAAGTTAAGGAAGTCCACGACTGCCTTGGTCAGTCCATTTGCGGTGCTGGTCTGGTATTTCTTCATAGGTCGGTAGGCATCGGGGAAGTCTGGATGCCGTTTGCGGTTGTCCTCGATGGCAAGTTGTTGTAAAATCTGTAATGGCTTCATAATCAATTGTGGTGTAAAAGTAAGAGATTTACATTTACAAAAGATTTACAGCTAGATTTACAAATTTTTTAGCTTGTAAGGCTTTGTGTACTAATCTATTATATTTTTTTTTTTTTTTTTTAATATATAGATTTACAAATTGAGAAAACTATAGATACTCAAACTTTTTAAAACTCCCGTAACTTTTGCCACTTTACCCTTTACAGATTTACAAATAGCAGAAAAGGCACTATATCAGTGCCTTATCGTGTAAATCTAATTTTTTTGTAAATTTTACAATCAGAAGGGTGCTTCTTCTTTTACAGGAGCGATAGGAACCTCATTTGGGACAAAGTCGCTTCTATTAAAGGTGTAATAAGCCCCGACCTTGCTGGTTATCTCATGTGTATCCATAGGTCTGAACCTTCCAAAAGTAGTCTTGTAACCCATTTCATTCTGAAGCATTTTCTTTAAGTATGCATGACCATACTGAGTATTAAATTTAAAGAACTTTTCTTTTAGATCGGTTAGATTAGCACAGACTTTATCATGGCCGTTGGTATTAAAATAATCAGCCATAAGTATAGTAAAGTCCTTACGAAGCTGGGATTGAGACTCGGCTTTCACCTTGATAAGCGATTCGTTGTGGAGTTCTTCAGCGGTAAAGACCATGCGTGATCGGCTGGTATTCACCGAAGGCTGGCTCATTAGGAATCGAAGGAATGCAGGTACTTCATTGCGCAGGTCGTTCTCGATGTTGGTGTTTATATCATCAATCCTTGGCACCTTGCGTATCCAGAAGCGGATTTCTTCTTCATCGATACGCATGAAGTCCTGCTCCTTGTTGGTACATATAATGACCTTTCCAAAGAATGGAACGGAGTAATTGGCCACGAACTTTTGGTTTACGGATATGGTCTTGGCGGTAGCTATCGACTTAAGCTTTTCAACTGCATGTGATTTGTCGATAACGGTCTCATCCAGTGCGATGATGTTTTTGGTCGCATAGGCTGAGTTGAACTGACTGCCGAGGTCTTCTGGATTTATTTGGCAGTAGTTTTGACCAAAGATGATGTTCATCCAGTTCAGAAAGGTGGTCTTACCTGTTTGCCGTTCACGGCTGACCAGACATAAGATGGGCAGTGCTTGTCGTGGGTTTTCGTAAAGAAGCTTAAGATATTTTATGCCCATGTCTATCTGCTCACCAAAGATGTGGCGCATCAATCCCATGCTTACCTTGATGTCATTATCACGGATGATACGATCTTCTGCCCATGGTTTGTGGCTGAATGCATGGTAAAGATTGTAGCAGTTATCGACCACCTCGGAATAGTTCATGTTGTCTGGCACGATGCAGAAATCATCGAACTTAGGGATCAGTGGCATGATTGCTGGGCCATGGTCGGTTTTGATTTCTTCTTTCTTGAATGCTTTTATTTGTTCACGAAGCACATCGTAGCGGTCACGGACATGTGTGATTTTGTAATAAGAATCGCCAACCCTTAGATAAGGTAGCTGTGCGTTCATGTATTTCACACCTACCCAAGTCCAAGCTGCTTGAGCGTTGCCTTTGAACTTGCCATGGGTTAGTATCTCGAATTTGGTAAAGCTATCACCGATAGGCAGTTTTAATGGATTATCAGCGATAACGAGTAGTTTATCTTCTTGCAGTTGAAAGCATGGCTTTGAGGATCTTTCAGGAGCGATTAGATTGGAATCGAGCCATTCTACTTTGACATTCTGAAGTGATTCCTGCCAGGATCGTTCTTGATCCCAATAATTGACCGGGTTGGTGTGTTTGTGGGTCATATTACCTTGATGGTAACTGGTATTTGGTGGGCGGCTAATTTAGTTGGAATTTGATTGTATTGCTTGGTTGAGGCAAGATAAGTATCGTAGATGACCTCAAGTGGTTGGTTTATGGTTGGGAATTGGATGCCAGCAGCTTCGATTATGAGTGCTTGTTTTTTGATGATTTCCATCATCTGATCGATACGGTCTTGGTATTTGAGATTGACCTCATCGAGTTGCATCTGTGATGATTCAAGATGTTCGACTATTGCTCGCTCAAGTTGCTCCATCCAGAGTTCATAGGACTCGGACTTGTCGTGCTTGAGTCGGTAGTTGGCGAGTCGCTGCTGGAGGTTACGGAGTTGGATTTGGATTGACATTAAAATGATATGTCAGATTTGATTTGCACCTTCCAAGCGGTTACATCGGTGTAAAATCTATCGTTCCATTCACGGCTTTCTACATTGATGTCGCAGACTAAGGTATCATTGATCCGGGCATGGCTGACTACATTGATGACCGCATCGGATTTGGCTTGTATGGATACTTGCTTGGTGAAGTTGCCATCTTGGTATTCAATTAGGAATGCTTGGCGTTTCCATTCTTTGCCAGCCTTGGTAGTGCCAGTTTCTGGGTTCATTACTTTTTTTAGTTGTCCTGTGATTTGAAGTTGTCCTGAGTTTTGCATGATTATATAGTTTAAGGGTTAATATCAATAATAAGCCCCCATTGAAGGTAGGAGACTTCGCAGGGGGCAGTTGGCGTGGGAACCACCAATGTTTCTTATCGTCTCCTACAACGATGAGGCAAATCTAATGGCATTGGTTACATAATTGTTTAACTTTGATAATTTAAAAGTCACCCTGTTATTGGTGTTTTGTAAACAATTGTTTATAGCTTTATGCCGTGAGATACAGAAAGATAGCCTTACCAGATAGACCATTTGTCTTGCATGTCTTTCATAGGGCTACAGCTTCTCAAGTGGCTATCAAATTGAATAGGTGTAAAAACAAGGCGGTAAGGTTTAAAGCCGAGGATTTTGAGCTGGATGATTTCACGGATGCCCAGACTCACTTCCTGGATTATAGTTTGCCTGGCAACTATGTAATCATATTTGAAAAGATAGACATTGAGACCATAGCCCATGAGGTGTGGCATGTGGTCATGGATCATGCCAATTATATTGGAATTAAGCATGACAAGAGCAGTGAAGAGAGTTTCGCCTATATGTTTGGATATTTAATAAAGCAGATACATGAGTTTAGCACAAAAGGTAGCTAAGTGGGTTATTGAAAATGACGCAAAAGGCATTACCACTGAATTAGGTTGTAATAGGTTAGCCAAATTGTATATGGAGATGCATCCCAATACGATTAGTTTTCATAGTGCCAGGCGATATGGTGTTATGGCTCGCAGTGGGAAGATAAAGCTTACCAATGATCAGTTTGAAGAGGCTAAGAAAATGTTGAACGGAGAAATGGAGCAGGAAAGCACGGCAGATTTCAGCGATCCATTGGGAATGCTTATAGACTTCCCTGGCAGTTGGGCTGAGATCAATGATCCTATAACGATACAAGGCATCAAGAAACTTGGAATTTGTTCCGATATCCATCTACCGTACCATGATAAGTTTGCTGTTCAGGCTTGCTTTGCCGAGTTCAAGAAGCGTGGCGTTGATGGGATCTATCTGAATGGGGACATTATGGATCTGGAAGATGTGAGTCGATTTGAAAAGATGCCAGATGGCAGGTATTTGAGGGATGAGATTGAAGTGGGTCGGGCTTTTGTAAAGTCTCTTAGGAAGTTGTTTCCTGAGATTCCTATTTATTGGAAGGATGGTAACCATGAAAAGAGATTGGAGTCTTATGTGTCAAGCAAGGCTCCGGAGCTGGTCAAGTTGTTTGGCATGGATATCCCTACTCAGTTGGAGCTTGCCGATTATAACATAATCCATGTTCCTGAACATAAGGTGGCAAAGTTTGGAAAGCTATGGATCGCTCACGGCCATGAGTTGGGGTTGAAGTCAGGCACTGTGAACATAGCCAGACAAGTCAGGATGAGGGTGGGGGTTAATGTAATCTTTGGACACTGGCACAAGAACCAGCACGATACGAGTAGGAACCTAGCCGATGAGGTTCATGGTGCTTGGGCGTTGGGTTGCTTGGCGTATTTAAAGCCTCGTTATACCGGGGTATTGAATCAATGGACACAAGGAGCCGCCACCGTTGACTTGAACGATGACGGCTCGTTTCAGGTTAATGCTTTTCAGATTGCCGATGGTGTGGTGATTTGATTGGTCTGCCGCCACCCATAGCTACATTATTGGTTTTGCAGTAGGTTATGAATTGTTCTGATTTGGGAAGCTTCGCCCTTCTGCGGAACGCTTTGATTTTGGCTGCTGAAAGTCCAAGCATGTAGGACAGTTGTCTATCTGATTTCATGGGATTAGCCATGATGATGCGCTTTTCATTCATTGTCCAGCGGTGGTTTGATCTTTCAGCCATGCTTTGATGTTTGGTAGGTTAGCTTTCAGTAGAAGGTACTTTGCGTGCTGGTCGGTAATGTTAAGATATTCCGCTACTTTTTTGCAGTCCCAATCGGGCTTGGATTGTATGAATGCGACCAGGTTGGGTTCACTCCATCGCATGGATGCTCTTGGTGCGTGCTTTGGCTTGCCATAGTGAGGCCATACATTAGGCCACTTGTTGTAGGGTTTTCCAGGCATATCAGAAGAATATTTCAGAGCGGTACTGCTCTAGTTTTATTATGAATTTAATCAGTTCGACCTTTGCTGTATTGAGTTCATCTGCTACATCTTCGCGGTTTATGCGCAGGATCCAGATAGGTTTCTTCGCAAGTCGTGGATCGTAGCTTACAAAGTCCACCCATTTAAGGTCAGGATTGACAAGGAAGTAAGACCAGATCTGCTCTTTGTATTCATTTGGGATTTTGCCTTGGCGGATGTATTTAATGTGGTTCTTGGTCTTTGGGCATTTAATCTCGACAGCCCCTTCAGTTCCGATGTAACCATCTGGACTTTGGACTAAAATTGTCCAATCCTCTGACTGGATTAGGCAAGGATGATCCACATCATAGCCAGTAATGTTTGAATATTCCTGAATCGCTAGCGGTTCCATATCGATGCCTCGTTGCATCTCTTCGCTTACGAACTCATCGTCATCGATCATGCCTACTTCTTCTTCGGCTATGATTTCATCGATTAGGGATAAGTTGTCCTTGGCGAACATCTTTTTGAGTCTTGACCCGGTGAGTTTGCCGAGTCTGAGCTGATGCCATTCATGGCTTCCTTGCTCGCAGTTGTGTATGATCATAGGATGATGGATTTAGATGGTGGGTTCAATGTGCCAGTGTATCCCCTTCGCTTGATTTCTTGTATTAATTCTTCAATTGGATATTGAGTTAAATCTTTTAAAATTTGTTTTGTTTGATTTATAGAATTATCAATTTTTTTAGTCCATACTTTGCTACGATGTCCCATATTGACATATCCAAGCTTTTTAAGATTATGAGATAACTCACCTGAACTGGTTTTATAATTATATCCATTTGATTTTAACTTTTTTGTTACAGAATCACTTGTGAATGTTTGAGGAAAGTCAATTAAAATTTGTTTTAATACTTCACGATTAATGTGCGTTGTCATGGTTTTTAATTTTCTTGGTTTAACTTATTTAGTGTTCGTTGTAAGTAATCATCATTTTTGCCTGGGCCATAGAACTCCAGCCCTTTGATAAAGCCTTCCTCCCAAGCTGCCATGTAAAGCTGGTTTATGATTCTGGATACATGGATGATGTTGCTGTCGTTGCTGCGTGCCATGAGTTCATGGATCAGAACGGATCGCTGGTTGTCCAGCTTTTTTAATACTTCATCTTTTAATTGCATATTATATCTCGGCTATTACCATTTGTTCAATTTCATCTTCATAGTCATCTACTTCCAGATGTACTATGGTGCCATCTTCAAGGGTCTCAGTTAGCTCAAGGCATTTCCAATAGTAGTCGCAGCTGGGTGAGGTGTAGGTTGTTTCATCGTAGTAATTAGCGGTGATTTCTACGGTTGCCTCGATCAGTCTGTCATCACCGATCCATATCTCAAAGGTTTCTATTTTCGTCATGCCAAGCCTCCTTTCTTGTTATCCTTTGCTTTGATGACATCGGGATGACCTTGCTCATCTTTGCTCAGGGCGGTGTAGGTTTTTTTGAGTTGATCCAAGGAAGCACAGGCGTTAATGGCTGCGATGGCTTTTGCGGGATCGATGGTTACCTTCTTGGGTACAAAGTCACGGATCCGCAGCGCATCTACATCCTCGCCAAATGCCCTTACTTTGCGAGCAAAGATTTGGATTAGTTTGCCTGACCATTGCTCCATGTAAGGAGTCCCATGGATCTTGGTGATGGTCTTGGCGTTGGTGTTGTTCAGGATCATCGGCTTGACTTGCTCCATGAAGTGCATCACAAGGCAGTCTTGCTTTTTGCCATCGGTTCCCACGACTTGCTCAAGGCCGCATGATTTGATTGTGAGGATTAGCTCCTCACCGGGTTGGAGCGCATAGGCTCCGATGTAATCTGGATTCTTGAGCTGTTTCCAGTGTGTTAGTTTGTCAGTCATTTGATTAATAGGTTATAGGTTTATAGGTGTTTAAGAATACATGCTCTGGCTTCATAAAGTGGGTCAGTGCCATTAAGGGGTCTATGGTAATATTTGCTATGTCCTTGGTGTAATAGACCATCCCCCAATAAACTCGCTGGACTGTGATATACTCATCGGAGTAGATGTTGCGCCATCTGGATTTTGCTTTGATTTCCATCATCGTTGAAGTTTTAAACCTTTGACATGGTTTGAATAGTCGCTATCTGTAGGGTAGCCGTGCATGCGCCAATAGTCCTTAAGTCGTGCGACCAGATCCCAGTTGATACCGCCTCTGATGGTTTCGTTGCGGTCAATTTTAATGGGCATTCCTTTAATGATTTGTTTGTTGTAATCTTCAATGTTGCTCATGCTCTAAAGATTTTAGGAAGAAATAAACACTTACACACATAAAGATAAGGGCTACGATAATTTGATCTTGGTCGGCTGCTGCCATGGCGATTAATGCAGCTGCAAATGTTAGTAGTGGTTTCATGTTGTTGTTGTTTGGTCCCGCCAAATTAGTTACAAAATTGTAACCTCCAACATTTAGGGTCAAAAATAACTTTATTATGCTGATTTTCAGCGAGATTATTTTACAATCGTTAAATTTATTTGGTTCTAATGGGATACTTTTCCGTAATTCGCCCCATGTTTACATTAAAGCAACTGATCAACACTTCCGGTTACAAGAAGGAGTATTTAATCAAGCGCAGCCAAATCAATAGGCGGAAGTTCTACATGGCCATAAAAAACCCATCTTTGCTCAACATTGATGAGATAGGCAGGCTTGCATCTGCCTTAAGGATTGACTTCAAATCTTTACAGGATATAATAAATGGACAAACTTCAGGACATGATCATAGACAGCCTTGAGCTGGGCATGAACATCAAGATCCTTTTAATGGCTACCGGAATAGATGAAGAAACATTTATGCACTATGTTGAATTTAACAAATTTGATGCGCATCAGCAAAAGGTACTTATGCGTATTATCAAGGAATGGCGCAAGGCTAATGCGATATTTTAAGTGGCTTGAACAGGAAAAGATGAAAGCCATGATAGACTGCAAATCACCACTAAACCCATAAAAAAATGATTTACAAAATCTCAACCATCGCCTGTGCTTTGGGTTGCATCTTCCTTGGTACAAGGATGAATGTAGTCCATAAGGACAACCAGGCATTGATTCAGAAGCTTGAGGAAACCCAGCTTGCACTGGATGAAATCACTCTGAAAAACCAAAAGCTTACCGAGCTTAATGATTACATGCTGACCGAGAATGCACAGCTGGTCTTGCAAAAGAATGAAACCAAGTTTATCAACTCTAAACCCTTAATCATCTATCGCAATGAAAAAAATCGCAATGTTAATGATAATGCTTCTGAGCAGTTCAACGAGTTTCTGTCAAGAAGATACTTCGCTCAATGATTCTCTGATCTACACACCTCAATACTTGTTTGAGATGATGGTCGCTGACTTGGAGCAGTGCGATCTTGACCGTATTGAACTGAAGAAAGCCAAAGCGGAATTGGCTTTGATTTATGTTGATTTGGCAAGGCACAATGGAACCATTACGGCATTGAAAAAGGATTTGGAATCCATGCGCACTGAAAGAGATACCTTGGAGGCGCAGAATATGCAATTGGCTATTGACAATATCGCAGCCCTTAAAAAAGTAAAGAAGTCAAGAAATAGGTGGTTTGCAACTACCATAGCTGCGACATTGGGAGCCATTGGTGTTCATTATAACTGGAAGGAATCTTGGGTAAAGCCTTAATTACCGGGGTAACTGGTCAGGATGGAAGCTACCTGGCAGAATTGCTCTTAAACAAGGGCTATGAAGTTCATGGCATCAAGCGTAGAACGAGCCAGATCAATACTAGGCGAATCGATCATTTGATGGATCACGATGATTTCCATCTGTTTTATGGGGATGTTACCGACCCTATTAACATGATGCAGATCATTGCCAAGAATGAATACGATGAGATCTATAATCTGGCAGCCATGAGCCATGTGGCGGTTAGCTTTGATACGCCATATTATACAGCCAATGCGGATGGGACTGCGATTCTCGGAATTCTTGAGGCAGTCCGTCTGCTTGGTCTGGACACGAAGATATATCAGGCAGGCACCAGCGAGATGTTTGGAAATGCCAAGGCACCGCAAAGCGAATACACTGCCTTTGAACCATGCTCACCCTACGCATGCGCCAAGGTTATGGCTCATCATCTAATGGCTACCTATCGCAAGGCTTATGATATGCATTGTGTCAATGGGATCCTGTTCAACCATGAGAGTCCAAGGCGAGGTGAAACATTTGTAACACAGAAGATCATACAAGGTGCCAAGAGGTTGGTAAAGGGTCAAGGCGGAACGATTTATCTGGGCAATACCAAGGCGGTCAGGGATTGGGGTCATGCCAAGGATTATGTGCGTGGCATGTGGATGATGATGCAGCACCCTACGCCTCAAGATTGGGTCTTGGCAACAGGCATCACCATGAGCGTTGAACAGTTTGCTACTTATGTGTTCAAGGAGCTTGGATTTGATATTATCTGGGAGGGTGATGGTCTTAATAGAAAGGCAATCCATCCAAAGCTAGGCAATGTAATCAAAGTTCGTGAGAGATACTATCGCCCAGCGGAAGTAAATCTGCTTAGGGGCGATGCGAGCAAGGCTTATAATTTATTGGGTTGGGAGCCTTTCTTTGATGTTCATTTATTAATACATGATATGCTGAATGCGCAAGAGTGATAAGATTTATGTGGCTGGTCATACCGGAATGGTCGGCAGTGCTTTGATTCGTGAGCTTACAAGGCTTGGTTATAAAAACATTATCATCCCATCTGATCGATTGGATTTGATAAACCAATCCAAGGTGGAGTTTTTTATGAAGATGGAAAAGCCAGACTATGTGTTCATGTGCGCTGCCAAGGTTGGAGGTATCAAGGCGAACAATGCCAATAGGGGCGATTTCATCTATGATAATCTGATGATTCAGACCAATCTTATCCATTCGGCTTATCTATGCAATGTCAAAAAGCTGATGTTTTTAGGCAGTTCATGCATCTATCCTCGCAATTCTCCCCAACCAATGAAAGAGGAGTTTTTGCTGGGTGGCTATTTGGAGCAGACCAATGAGCCTTATGCCGTTGCTAAAATAGCTGGAGTAAAGATGGTTGAAAGCTATCGCAGGCAGTACGGCTGTGATTTTATCAGCCTGATGCCTTGCAATCTTTACGGCCCAGGTGATAACTTCAGTATGGACAGTGGGCATGTTATTCCAAGCCTTATGATGAAGATGCTTTCTTATGATAGTATTAATGTTTGGGGTTCTGGCAATGCCATGAGGGAGTTCATGCATGTGGATGACTTGGCTAAGGCTATGGTTTATTTCATGCAGGGTTATTCAGATGATGCGATTTTGAATGTAGGCACTGGTCGAGAATATCAGATCAGCGACATCGTAGATATATTGGTAGAGGTAATGGATTATAAAGGTCGTATCGTTTATGACCGTACATTCTATGAAGGGCCAAGCCGTAAAGTCATGGATAGTAGCAAAGCCAATCAGCTTGGATGGAAAGCCGAGATAAGCATTTGGCAGGGCTTGGAAGATACATTTAGATGGTTATCTTTGAATCATGGCATTGGCAAAGTTAGAGTTTGACCTTAAGGATCCTGAGCAGGCCGTTGAGCATAAACGATGCATCAAGGCTAGTGAGATGGCTTATGTTTTATTTGAGATCAAACACAATCTCATGCGCAATATGTTTACTGGTCGTGATTCTGTCGAATATATGAACGGTGCTGAAGATACGGTCAGGCAGATATTGGTAATGATGAAAGATTTAAATTTGGATCCTGATGAACTCGCTTGACTACCAGAACTTGCTTGTTGAACATCGTTATAATGTTGCCAAGCTTATCAATTCCGATGAGATATCATCGCTTCAGAGGCTAAAACTTTTACGCTATGCTGAAAGTCTGAAGAAGAAAATAAACGATTTGAGTACAAGGATTACCATACAATTTGAGATTGATGAAACTATCGAGCCACATATCACTGTTGGAAGCGACCAAGAGCCAGACTGCCTTACGGTTGGGGATTTTAAATCAGCCCAGCCAAAAGGAGCTTGAAGCTATGCAATTGACCGCATGGCAGATATTTGAGCCATTAAGGGCATGGTATGGAAAGCCGATTGGAATCAGTTCATTTTACAGAAGCCCAGAACTGAACAAAGCCATTGGAGGCAGTAAGACCAGCCAGCACATGAAGGGTCAGGCGATTGATATCGATGCGGATATATTTAACAACGGCATCAGTAACCGTGAAATTTATCTTTGGATTCTCAAGAATTTAGACTTTGACCAATTGATTTGGGAGTATGGCGATGACCAGAACCCTGCTTGGGTGCATGTCAGTTATGTCTCAAGGTCTAGGAATAGAAAACAAATCCTTCAGATAAGATGAGTGAAAAAGACAAAGCCAAAGAGCTGATTTTCCATCATTGGTTCCACATGTATGGCAACTTGTTACAGATGTCAAAGGACAAGGCATTAGACCAGGTGGAACGGCTTATCATCCACGATCCTGAACGAGCTGCCTATTGGCTCAGGGTAAAATCTGAAATCCTCGTTTTTTGATTGGCATCATTACGCCTGCTCCCCATCTTTTCTGCCATGGGTCGTATGATCCGAATATAAACAAATCGTTTTTGGTCATGTAGCCTATGTTTCCAGAAATGGAGCTTTTATCAGATACAAATGCTTGCGCTCCTACATAGATGCCTCCTGACTTGCGGTAGTGGTTATTGATAGTTGTACTTAGAGGCAACTTCATGCGCCATGATATCTCACGGCTGATAACTGAGTTTTGCGCTATAACCTCTTTTAAAACTATTTTAACGGTATCATTTTCCAAGCTGTCCAAGTATGTCAGTTCACGAAAGAAAGCCTTTAGAATAGCTCCTGTATCGATGTCAGCAGGAACAGTGTTATTGGTTATGTTTATAGGCTGACCGGGTGGCAGATTGATGGTCTGAGGCGGTAGGTTTACAATGACCGTATCAGAACTGACATGCGTCTGATTGAATGTAAGCGCACCCGATTGCCTCAGATCAATATAGATGGCAACGATTGCCACTATTGCTAGGATCGCTATGATTTGATTCGCTTTCATATAAAAAGACAGCCCCCGATAATCAGGGGGCTTGGTCTAACCAATTACTGACAAACACGAAACAAAAATAATCAATTAATTTTGGTATTGCCGACCCTGATACCGATTATTCCTAGGGCGGTTAAAATTAGTTCAGTGGCTTTGGTCAAGTCACCTGATTTGTGATAATGAAGCAAGCCAAGTCCGATAAGTCCAAGTCCTGCCCATACTGCTTTTGATTCCCACCAATTTTTCATGTTAGTACGATGTTACCTGTTAGATTAATTTTGATTGATTCAAGGCGATTCAATTGCCCCTCTAAATTTACGGTTTTTAAAATCAAATCGCAAAAATTCCTGATGCCTACTGGATCACCCGGTGGAACATAGGCATCTTGATATCCTCGACCTTCGACATCGCAAATGATTGGCTTATGGTATGTGAGCATATACATACCGTTGCGCTGCCGAGTGAGCCAAAGTTCCATTTCATTGGTTAGCTTGGATGGTTGGCCTGTGGTCAGCCATGACATTCCGTAGGCGGTCTATCTCTTCTTTGTGATTGTCAAGCTTTGCATCATGCTTGATAACCAGCTCATGTACCTTGTCCACTTTGCCTGTGAGTGAGCTGAATTGGTAGGCGGCTATTCCTAGTAAAGCCCATGTGGTTATGTTCTTGAGCCATCCTACTGTCTCTAATGTGGTTCCCTTTGTTGTCATTGTTCCCAGTCTTGTTCTGTTACGAGTAAATCTATTTCAGCCTGTGTCAGTTTATCTGTTTCATCTTCAGGTATCATCAATGCCCAATCAGTTCCATTGGTTGTGCATCCGAACCAATAATCTGTTGAGCCTTGCTGACAGCCAAGATTTCTAGCGATTTCATAGCTTCGGTCTTTGGCGGCTTGTTCGGTGAGGAAGATTAGGTAAAGCATTATGGATAGATATTATAATAACCGTTTATATTCGTTTCCATTCCTGCTACATTTGAAGCCTGATCTGATGGATAAATAATAAATTCACTAGCATAACCAATAAGGTAACTTTGAGGGCCAGTATCATTTTTTCTTATTGTTGAACCAGAAACCCCACTATTAGCTGCAG